TTAGGCCCCTACGGGAATTTCATAGGGTTTGAAACGCACGACCTCCTCACCGAGCCACTCATTCACCTGCGCCATGCGCGCCTGAATCGGCTCCAGTTCATTGGCCGCATAGATCTGTGCCGCCTCCCTGATTGACCCAAACCCACCCGCGTTCTGCGGCACGATGCCCATCAGTTGCGGCGGAATACGCAAGCTGGCCAACACGTCGTCGCGGGTCTGGTTTTTGATCGAGTTGAACTCGTCCTTGGCCGTAACTTCGCTGACCGGAATGATCTGTAGCCCGTCTTTTTTCCCGTTCGGCGAGTACACGAACAGGTTGCGGAAGTTGCCAGGCCCCTTGGAATCCTTCAGCGCCTTACGCAGGGAGTCGACGTCCGCTTCGTTCTGCGCGGCGTCGGTCATGTAGAGGATGAAGCCGGCATGACTGCCGTTCTCGTAATACTTGCGCCGAAATAGCGTGGCCGACTCATTCAGCAACGCCGACTGCAAGGCACTGATCCACTCGGGCAGGCCGTACACTTCCTGGTGCAGATCCGCCTCCCGCAGATGGAAAACGGTGCCCGGCTCAAATTCGTGCTCTTCCTTCCAGCCCTGGACCATGAACTGCCGACCATCCTTGCCCGAGCGCATGTACTTCGCCAGCGGCGGCACCAGCTCGCGCAACGGGCCGAGCATCGAGCGCCGCCCTTCCAGATAGCCGTTGCCCAAGCACAGGAAGTCCAGGGCAAACTGTTCGAACGCCGCGCGCGACAACAGCCGGTGCGGGATAAACGTCTTGCTCAACAGGTTGCGTTTGAACATCAGCCCCGAATGCAGATGCACACTGGACCCGACCGACCGCGCCAGACCGTCCAGCGACAGCGGCGGTTCGTACCAGCGCCCGTTAAACCAGCACTCCAGATAATCGAACACCTCCCGGCCGCTCAGCACAGGTGACGGATCGCCGAAACTGAACGCCTCCATTTTGGTGTCACTGCGCGGAATAAATCCCTGCGTTGCCACGACGGGCGCCTGGGCCAACTGCTTGGTATTTCTGCGGCGGTTCGACATCAAAAAATCTCCATCCGCCCGGTATTGGCAGTGGTCTGCCCCTCCAGCGGTTCGTTGTGCAATGCGTGAAAGAGCGCCCATGCCAGGTCGGCGTGGCCGGTGTTGTCGTTGCGGCCGGCGGTGTAGGTGAATTGGCGACCGCCTGCGGTGATGGTTTTGCGGATCGCCATCAGCGACTGCGCCATGTCGGTCCAGCCGGCGTCGAACTCCAGCCGGCCCCGGTGGATCACGTCGTAGGCCTTCAGCACCAGGCGGGTCTTGACCTCGGGCGAGTAGCTGAACGTGGTGACGTTGGGGAAAAATTGACGCACCAGCTGCGCCACGCCGCTGCCCAGGCCGGTGACATCGATCCCGATGTACGTCACCCAGTAGCGGTCGCATACAGCTTTGATGAAGCTGGCCTGCGCCGCGAAGTCCATACCGCGAAACTGATGCCGCTCCAGCACCCGGAACTTACCCCCCGGTACCAGCGGCGGCGCGACCACCACCATGCCCGAGCAGTCGCCGGTTTCCGCCGGGTCATAACCCACCCACACCTGGCGGTCCCCGAACGGCCGCATGGCAAACGGTTTGTAGTCCTCGGCCCACTCAACCCAACTGTCGACCATGCATGGCTGCAACACCGTCAACGGAAAGATGCTCGCGCCGTCGTCGACGAACTCACACATCAGCAGGTTGGCGAACGCCTCGGGGCTGTACTCGCGGCGCAGTTCTTCAATGTCGAATAGGTCGCAACCGCCCTGCTCCGCGTCGAGGATGGTGACGATCTGGCGCCACAACCGGTCCTCGCAGAACCGCCCTTGCTGGAGCGCTCCATGGGAAACATCGACCTTGGTGTGTTGCGCCGCTGGCTTGCCCTTGTTGAAGCGCTCACCCGTCCAGAATGTGTAGGCTTCGTGAGCCATGGTCGAGGGCGTGGAGAAGTAGGTTTTTCGCCACTTCTTGTGCATCGCCATACCCGACGCGACCTTGTTCAGTTCCTCAAACTTGAACGTCCAGAAGAACTCGTCGAAGTAGAAATTACCGTGGTAGCCCTGGGCGGTGCGCGCATTGGTCCCGAGGAAGAACAGCTCGGCGCCGTTCGGCAAGACGATGGGATCACCGGTCAGCTCGACGCCGATGACCTCTCGGGCAAACGCCTGGATGTACCCACGAAACAGATAAGCCTGGTTCTTCGACGCCGACAGAAAGATCTGATTGCGCCCGGTCTCCAGCGCATCAATGAACGCCTCGCGGGCAAAATAGTAAGTTGCTCCGATCTGTCGGCTCTTGAGGATGACGCGGGTGCGCTGATTGCCCGCGCGGTACCAGTCTTTCTGGTAGTCGAAGCACCCGTCGATAAACGCTTCGCGCAGCAGCTCAATCTGGTCTTCGCTGATGTCATTTTTCGGCGTTTTCTTCTTCGGCTCCTCGTTGCGCTTGGCGAGGTTGGGGTTGAGATCGGTTTCGGTACCGCCGCCTTGAAAGCGCTGGATTCTGGCCTGGCGCTCCAACTGCCGGTGCAGCAGGTCGATCTCTTTGAAATCACCGCCGCTCTTGCCTTCCTTGAGGATCAGTTGCACCAGCCGCGCTTCCAGCGCCCCGCCAATTCTCTCGACGTTATCCGCCCGGTCCCACTCGTCACGGGCCTTCCAGCTGTGTAGCGTTTTTTCCTTTTCGCCCGTAGCCTCGGCAATCTCACAGATGCGCCAACCCATCCAATACAGAAACTTGGATTGGCGTCGGGGATCGATTGGGAGCAGTTCAGTCGTAGTCATGGCCGCGATGCTGCCGCCCGCGCTTGCGAGTCTGTAGCGCCGCCCCTTGTAGTTCCGCTCTCTACAATCCCGTCCCGTTGCCGCAACTCGCGCGCGTCACGACCATGCCCCTCATTGCAACGCACTTAGCGCCCAACGCATTGAGGATTCCCGGCACGAAGAAATTTCGCAGCAATTGGTTCCGCGTCGCCGTCGAGGGCGCTACCTCCGACAAGCGCACTATCAAACGCAGCTGGCTGGAACAGGCCGCGAAGAACTTCAACCCGTCCACCTATGGCGCCCGCATCTGGCTGGAGCACTTCCGCAGCCTGCTGCCCGACAGCCCGTTCAAAGCCTATGGTGACGTGCTCGCGGTCAAGACCGAAGAAGTGGAAATCAACGGTGCGAAAAAGCTGGCCCTGTTCGCCCAGGTTGAGCCGACGCCCGATCTGATCGCCATGAACAAGGCCAAGCAGAAGATTTACACCTCGATCGAAATCGACGACAGCTTCTCGGATACCGGCGAGGCTTACATCGTCGGCCTGGCGGTGACCGACTCTCCGGCCAGCCTAGGCACCGACGTGCTGTCTTTCTCTGCGCAGAAGCCCGAATCCAGCCCATTCAAAGACCGCCATTATTCCGCGACGTCGATGTTCACCGAGGCGGTGGAAACCGAGCTGCAGTTTGACGAGATCGAAGACAAGCCCAGCCTCGGCGCCCAGCTTTTCAGCAAGGTGCAGGCGCTCTGCCGCTGTACGAGGTACCGTACATCCCCGAAGGCACGATCCTCATCACCACCTTCGCCAACCTGTCGGTGTACTGGCAGATCGGCGCCCGTCGCCGCTACCTCAAGGAAGAGCCGGAGTGGAACCGCGTCTCCAACTTCGAATCGTCGAATGAGGCCTATGTGGTTGAGGAATACGGCCTGGGTTGCCTGCTGGAAAACATCACTCCGGTCGAGGGTTAACCCATGGCTCTCAGCATCGCCCAAGCCCACCAACGCCGCGCTCGCGCGGCAATGGAGGCGGCCAAAACGGCGCCGCAGCAGTCTATGGCCGGTGCCACCGCCTACGAGCATCAGTTGGGCGCATTGCCAGGATTGCCAGAGTTCACCAATTCGGTTTGAAGGACCGCGCGGTACGTGGAGCTCCCGATGTGCGGTATCACCAGCGGGAGGTATTGGGATTCACCAGGCCAGAGCTTGGTCGAATCCACGAGCGGTTGCTAGCTCATCTTACTATCTGATTTTTTACTTTTTGAGGGATCCTCGTTTCCTCAATCCCATAGATCCTCCTCAAAACCAAGAAAGAGTTTCATAAGTCTATTTGTCCTGACACCTAAAAACGCTGCCGCAAAACCCAGAGGCAGCTGTTGCAAATCGAGACACCTCACATGCCTCGCTATCTGCAAGACACGCCTTTCCCCCTGTTGAGAGCGTTGTTTCCGTGGGGGGTTCGGATAAGCCTGGCGGCGTATTTGGATGCATTTAGGACCTCAATCGCCAACGCTTAACTCGCCTCCCAAACGAGAAAATTTCGTAGCTGACGAAATGCATCAAAACATTTACATTTAGAAAAAAATTGTACAAGATTATAAATATGACCACGCGCCAATCAAATAAAAATCCCATACAAGTTAAATACCAAGACACAAAAAAATTAGACCACTGACACAACTTAACTCCAACAATCAAACATCAAGCAGGTTAAGCAAAACAATGAACACATAGAGAGATGCATAAACACACCACCCACCAAAAATTTATTGCACATACTTAATAATGACTAACACACTCACAACTAAACACACACACACACAAATCCCTTATGGAAAACTCGTCTGGATACTAGATAAAAACGAAAAAAAGCTACTTAGTATAAATACAGCTATAAGCCTGACAAAAATTGAATACGAAATCATTGAACGGCTCACCAAAACCCCAAACATACCTATCAGAACAGATTTAATAATTGAACATCTCAAAAAAAACCCGGAAAAATATAAAGGCCTATTCATGTCCCTAAGCAGACTGCAAAAAAAATTTGATTTCTTCTCTAATGGAGACAGATTATTTACCGCAGTCAGAAATAGAGGTTACTGCTTGACTCAAAGAGTTATACTTCACGCTAACCGCTCCATACCCACTGGCACGTGCATAAAAACTATGCCCCTTGTCACCAGCCCCACATAGATCAGCAACGCTACCGCGCCCTTATGCTTACAATATAATCCCCACTATAACTATAACGTCTTAGCCACATCAAAAGCAGAAATGTTTATTTATACTGAATACCATCCAACATAAGGAAATACTATCCTAGCCAAGGAGGGCCACCTCAAAAAACTGTTCACGGGACGAATAAAAATTAAATCCACGCTACCATTCAGCTCGCTCCGAAAACACTTTTTAGTCAGAGAACATCTGGAAATCCTCTATAGCGCAGAAACTTAATACGAGAAACCAAGTACAAGCACTCGTAAAAAATCAAAAGAATCGCAACTCCTATATATTATAAAAATTTGAAAACCTACCAGAGACTAACCTTAGCAACCTAACATCCGCTTTTTATAAAGCTGCGACTTCTTGTAAGCTTCGACCTTACAAGCCTAGAGTTCTTACAAGCGCGTGCGAAACGCTACACCATTCGTGCCATGAACGACTTCGCCGCCCTCTCCCGCATGCTCGAAAACCTCATCCGCCTTGGCGTAATCGCCGCTGTGCAGATGGAGCCCCCGCGCGTGCAGGTAAAAACCGGAAAACTGTTGACCGCTTGGCTGCCGTGGCTCGCCCTGCGCGCGGGAGCTGATCAGGAATGGGATCCGCCCACCGAGGGCGAACAGGTGATCCTGTTCAGCCCATCCGGCCAACTCACCAACGGCATTGTCGTAACCGGCCTATTCAGTGACCACATCCCCGCCAACGGCAACCGCCCCGGCCTGCACCGTCGCACCTATGCCGACGGCGCCGTTATCGAGTACGACAGCGTCGACCATCATCTCAGCGCCACCCTGCCCGACAGCGGGACCACAAGCCTGGTTAGCAAAGGCGGGATCAACATCATCGGGCCGATCAATCACCAGGGCGATTACAACCAGACCGGCAACCAGAACGTGGTTGGTCTGGTGACCGTCTCCGAAGACGTGGTCGCGGCCAACATCAGCTTAGTCAACCACCTGACCACTGGCGTCAAGCAGGGCGACGATCAATCAGGTAAGCCAACATGAATAGAGAAACAGGAGCAGGCATAGACACGCTTGACCATATATCCCAATCCATGACCGACATCCTGACTACGCGTATCGGTACCCGTTTGATGCGCCGCGAGTACGGCAGCTTGCTGCCCGAGCTTGTGGACCACCCCTTCAACGATGCCACGCGTTTGCGCGTGTGTGCGGGCACTGTCATGGCATTGATGCGCTGGGAGCCCCGTATCAACCTCAGCCGGGTGCAGTTCTTGGGTGCAACCCTACAGGGTCAGTCTGTGCTGGATATTGAGGGCAGCGTGATCGATAGCAATGAGGCGTTTAGCCTGAGTATTCCACTGCAGTTGGGGTCAAGTTCATGACTGAAATTGATCTGTCGCAGTTGCCCTCCCCGAAAGTGATCGAGACGCTCGACTTCGAAGTCATTCTTGCCGCCCGTAAAGAAGCATTCCTCAGTCTTTACCCGGAAGAACAACAAGCCGAAATGTCCAATCGCCTGGCGCTGGAGTCCGAACCGCTCACCAAGCTGTTGCAGGAAGGCACCTACCGAGAATTGCTATTGCGTCAGCGAATCAACGACGCTGCCCGCGCGGTGATGCTAGCTCACGCTCAAGAGGCTGACCTCGACCAAATTGGCGCCAACTACAACGTCTTTCGTCTCACACTCGACGTGGGAGATTTGACCGCTAGCCCTCCTCGGGCTCCGGTATACGAAAGCGACAATGATTTTCGTCGACGTATTCAGTTATCCCCGGAGGGATACACCACCGCAGGTAGCGAACAAAGCTACGTGTTCCATGGGCTTTCTGCCGATGCAGATGTCGCAGATAGCACCAAACGTCGTTGCCGATCTTCTGCCCGGGGTTCTTCATGTCGCGCACCAGCACCCGCTGGCCAGGCTCGTCGACGTCCGCCCAACGGATACGGGTTATTTCATCCAGCCGTCGCGTGGAGAACAGGGCAAAACCCACGACCTTCAGCATATTAGTGACGCTCGGGCGCCTCGCCTGCATGGCTTGGTAGTGCGTCAGCACCATTCCCAGTTCGTCCAACGTCGGCCGGCGGTCACGCTCGCGGCTTTTGAGGTTGTAGCCGAGTTTCCGTAGCACTCGTCGGGCGCCGCTCATCGCGAGTGGATCGACCTGGTAACCCCATGCGTCTTTGGCAATCGCCAGAACAGCGCCAAGGTGCGCCAGGTCGTTGCCGGCGGTCTGGGGTTGGACCCCGCCGCCCGCCTTGCTCATGCGCCAAAGGGCAAAGTCGACCAGGCGTTGGGTATTGATGTCTGTATCGTTCAGCTTGCCGATGGCTTCGAGCGTGGCCTTCTTGGTTTTGCCCAGCGGACGGGCCTTCTCCACTTCCAACAGATACTGCTCGATCATTTCTTTGACGGTGACGTCCTTACGGTTTGCCCGCTCGATCGCACCAGGCTCATCCAGCTCAGACTCGCGCTTACGCGCCCAGGCCTGGGCGGCCTGTTTTCGGGCGAAGGTCTGGCTCTCTTGGTAGACTTGCACTCCGTCGCGCTTGATACGGATCTGAGCCGTGTAGCTCAC